AATCTCGTCTGTTGAATAGTCAAGGGATCCGAATCTTATTTCCGTAATGAATGCGCCCTCTAATTTCCATGTCTCAAGTACTTCACCATCACCAGAGATTTGTTCAATGCGGATGTTTCCGATCTCATCAAGACCTTTGGTTTTTGCTAAGCCCTTATCACTATCAAGTTCGTTTGGAGAATAGCCGAAAGACTTAAATTGATCCAAAAGATTGGTAACAGTTTTTCCAATGTCGACAATCTCCATGTTGATTGCATTCCACGAGATGATTCCGGGAACATTGATTTCATGATTGATCAAGCGATACTTGTTGCTCGCAACAGAAAAAGATGGCTTGTCGACCTTCTTTGCGCTCCACCAATAAGGAGACTTACCGGTGTCACCAAGTTCCAATCCTTCGACGGAACCCAAGCGAAATCGGTAAGACCTCTTTGGTTCAAGACTATTTTCAGTCCAGAAGGACATCTAAGACTCCTTAGCTTTGTCCGGGACGTGGGAATTGTGACACATCACCATTGTTAGATAATGGATTTTCACAACCAGCCCAGTCGTATTTCCAAGTCAAGTCAATTGTTCTCATGTCATCATTTGTGTAGTCAAGAGCTGAGAACTTAACGGAAGTTATGAATGGATTGAACATTGTCCAAGATTCAACAACATCACCGTTACCAGCAAAGATATCAATAACAACACTTCCAAGAGCGGCATTAGCACCGGCCTTTGTGATAGAGGTTGGATTAGCAGAAAATTCTTGAGAACCTTTGATTGAATAACCAGAGTCCAAGATAATTTGATTTGTCAACTGGACAGCGTTCGGGGAAATTGGATCAACCAATGTCATGTTCACATCTTGCCATTGTACACGGCCTGGGAACTTGTATTCGTTATCAAAAAACGAATGAGTTACATCTGTAACTGTGTAGCTGGGTGTGTCAACTGTTTTTGCCCACCAAACTGCTGCTGTATCAACACCATAGTTTGTAAGGTTTGACATTGTTACACGCCATCGAAAGTTTCTTTTCGGTTCTGTTGTATTTTCGGTCCAAAATGACATAATCTAAATTCTCCTATTTATCTGTAATTAGTGTCTATTAAAATTCAACGCCACTTTGGGTAACGACAAAGTCGATTACGACGTATTCGATTGCTTTCGCTGGCTTAACAAAGACTTTGGCATACATAATGTTACGGTCTTGCAAGTCTGGTGTGGTTGTAGATTCATCAAGAACAACTTTGTATTCTGTGATTCCGTATTGTGAACGAACTTCTGAAAGGATTGGCTCGATGGTCGCTTTGAAGCGGTCATAAGTTGCCTTAACACCTTGTTCGAACAAGAATTGGTCTGCAATTCCACCGATGCGCTTCTTCAAGTAGATCATCATTCGACGAACGTTGATGCGGTCAAGTGCAGTGTCAGTTGGTTGAAGAGTCTTCTGTCCAAAGATAACAGTGTCACCTGTTGCAGGGAATCGAGCGATTGGGTTAATGTTTACATTGTAAAGGTCATCACGATCAGCTTTGCTCAAGTGCTCAAGAGTTCCAACAACGCTTGCGCCACCAGTTCCACCTAGAGGAGCAAGTCCACCACGAGTAAATCCAGCAGGGGCAAACCAAGGCTGTGAGAGCGCCTCAGACTTCGCAATAGCTCCAATGGCAGCAACACTAGGAGGAGCCATCAAAACGCTTCCACGGCCGCTTGACACGTCTGCTAGACGCACATTTGGATAGTAAGCAGCAGCATAAGATGAAGCAACAGTTCCGCCTTCAGCAGTTGAAACCATTGTTGCAACAGATCCGACAGCAGGTCCATTACCGTTATCAATCTCGCTTACATAGATTCCTTCCATGTCGATGATTGCTAATGCATCACCACGCTCTTCTGTTTGTCGAACAAGTGAAGTAATGATTGAGCTGTTAGTAACACCTGGGATTGAAATCAAGTCATAGCGACTTGTGTAGTAATCAGCAACCTGAGAGATTGCAGATTCCATTGAATACTTTGCATAACCAGTTGCGAGTTCAGTGTTATTAAATGGGTTTTCGATTTGAATGTCAACACCATCAGATCCACCAAAGAATGGAGCAGCAAACTGCTTGATTCCAGTTGCAAGAGCACCAGTTGATGAATCATCAAAAGCCACTACGAAAGCGTTGGTGTGATAGTAAGTCGCAGTCGTTCCTTGTTGGGCGATGTGCTCCAAAGAGAAAGTGTAGGCAGCATCGGCTGCTGCTGCGGTGTATGCTAGATGCGGGTCATAATCTGACTTAAGAATTCCGATGTCTGCGAAGTCTTCGTTTCCACGTTGAGCCTCGTAAGACAATCCGTGCAAAGCAGTTGGAGCATAGTTTGCGGCATTTGCAGAAGAGTTTGCGACACTTAATTGGTGAGTCGGCCAAGAGACAGTGATTGAGTCACCGGTGAATAATCCGTCGACTAATTGCGATGCCGTTCCGCCTGGCAATGAATCAGCACCACGAACGAAACCATTCTGTTCTGTGTTGTCTGCTTCAGCAACTGTTGCAGCATCAATTTCAGCTGGGCCCAAGAAACCAAGAGGAAGGTCGGTCTTGTTGACTCCGCCTTCTGCAAGTTCAACACGAATCAAGTTGGATTCATTGTTAAATGAACCGGTAGAAACAATCTTGCCTGTGGAGCTATTCCACTCTTGTTTGAGGTCTCCGATTTTCTTTAAGATGTAATTTGGAGAGTCTGGGTTTAAAGTAACATTTGCGAACTTCTCGACATACTCAGAAGGACGTTGTCCAGCACGAGCAATCTCGATTGTGAAAGAACCTTCTGGTCGAACTGTTGTTGCTTTACGCAAGTCTTTGATTCGAACGATGTGAGACTTGTGGAAGTCCGAACCTTCATCCAAAGCAGCAAGTCGGAACAAGCGCTTGTAGTTAGATGCTTTTGATCCAATGAACCATCCAGTCTTTGCTGGTGAAAGTTCAACACGATGGTCTGTAAAGTTCTTGCCAGTTTCTTTAAGAGCAGCAGTCCATGCTATAAGGTTTCCGCTCAATCGACCAACATTGTTTTCAAAGGATTCGCCCAAGAAGATTTTGTGACCGTTCCAGCCACTGCCAAATAAAGTTGCGTCGGTGCTTAAAACATTTCGGATAAAGTTTTGTGAAGTTGGTTCAAAGTTGAAGTTGAAAGCAAATTGGCTTGTGCCATCGTCCAATTCAGCACTCCAACTACCATTAGTAGGCTTGATTGCGTGCGCAGTCTTATCGGTAAGAGAGGTGGTTCCATCTCGAGCAGTTCCGCTCAAAGTAACGTTTGAGCCGCTTGAGTAAATGATTGCTGCGAGAACACCTTCTGATGATGGAGTGATTACTGTTCCGTTGGCGAAATTAACTGCAGTAGCAGCAGTGAGATTAGAGGAAGTAATGGCTTTTCCATTACCATCCAAACCTGCTGTTGATTGAATAAGAGTTAAAGTTCCATTTGGAACACCAGGTCCACCGCCTTCGTCTGAGATTGTAAAATCAACAGCACCTTCAGCGATGAGGTGGACTGAAATAACACCGAAGATCACGGTTCCTGCGGCTGTTGGACTTCCAGCACCAGTCAAAGTGGTGTCTTCAATTTGATCTGTGTCGGTTGGTGCACCGGAAACAACTTCAAAAGTATAAGATCCGCCTACAAATTCAACCAAAATGGTGTCACCAGCTGAAAATAAGGTTTCATCAACAATGGTTATTGACCCTTCAGCTGCAGCATCAGGAATCAGTGCTTTATCTTCAGCAACGAAAATTCCAATTGCGCCTTCGATGTCTTCTTCCGCAGTGATTCCAGTGCCTAAAGCAGTGTCATTGTTTGTTGGAACAAACCATCCAGCTTTTTCATTATCATCAGTAGCAGCGTCATCAGAAGCAACACCAGCCAAGCGGATAAACTTAACGGGACCGACATCAGCAGCAAGGTAAGCTTCGGCAGCATATGCAGCCCAACCACCGCCACCGGTGTTTCCTTCGCGCCATGGGTCGCCGCGCTTAACACCGTCCATTGGATTCCCGAAAACAGCTTTGAAGTCTGCTAGGGAGGTAATCTTAATTGGCTTCATTGCGGGGCCTTTTTTGGCTCGTCCGATTAGAAGGATTCCGTCATTTTCAGGAACTGCAGCAACAGCTGATTGGTCGATTTCTCTCAGTTCAATTCCTGGAGACAAAAAGTCAAACTTGGTAGGCATTAAAAACTCTCCTTTTTAAATATTCATTTTCCTAGTAAATAGTCCTCTGAAACCCCAAAGTCATAAA